ATAAAGAAGAAGACTACGAGAGAGAGTTCGGGAAATAAAAACAATAATCAGAATGAGAGATATGATTTATACAGCCGATGAGTTAAGAGACTCACTCGGCACACTAAGAAGAGAAGGAATTAAGAAAGGAGCTTGGACAGGATTCAGTTCCCTGTTCGATAAGTATTCAGTCAAGGAAGGTTCAACGACATACATCTATGCCGGTGCACACCAAGGTAAGTCTCAGTTTGGATTCGAGCTGATGATGAACCTCGCCGAGTTCAGCGGATGGAGGTGGGCTATATACTCGCCGGAGACAGGCTCACCAACAGAAGTATTTGCAGAGCTTCTATGGGTGTACCTTCGTAAGCCCTTCCTAATAAACAATAAGATTACGGCAACGGACGAGGAAACAGATAGAGCTATTGAGTTTATTAACCAGCACTTCTTTATTATTGATTCCGGTCTTCGTGATTTATCAATCGAAGGTTTCTACACAGCTGTTGAGCAGGTTGAAGATGATTATGATATTAAGATTAACGGTTGCTTTGTAGACCCATTTACAGAAATAAAAACAGATGTTACCAATGGTGTTCGTGATGATATTGCTATCGGTCAGATTCTTACCAAGGTGCGTAAGCATTCTTCTGACAAGAACTACCACACGATTGTAACCGTACACACTAAACACCAACAGGCTAAGTACAAGAACGGAGTGCCGTATGTTGACAAGCCTACGATGAATGATATTGCTGGCGGTATGCAATGGTCTCGTAAAGGCATGATGGTTATAAATGTATGGCGCTGTCCGTTTGGATTGGAAGATGCTAACGGTATACCTTATGAGCCGAACCAAGTTGAGATTACAGTTGTTAAAGCTAAGCCTAAGATTGTGGGTAAGCTAGGAAGCGTAACGCTTTACTATGATAAATTGTCTAACAGATACTATGAAATAGATGAAAAAGGAAATAAAAGATTCTCCTACGAACAGCCTAATTCTTGAGCGTAAGTTAGCCTTCGCCAATCTGGTGAGGGCTTACCTCAAGTTTAATGTGAGCGATGCACTTAACATTGTCGTGGAAGAAGATGGTAATATATCTATAAATGGCAACTACTATAAGTTCGATGTGTCAGACTATACAGGATGCACAGAGAACTATATATTCCTGAATCCTTCCTCCGGAAGAATGTTGATACAGAAGGACAATGTTAAAAAAATTTACAAATTAGATGTTCATTTATACGATGAGTAGTAAATTAGTATTATGGGAATGACCACACAAAAAAAGATTACTGAAGTTGCGAACGAAGTTCGTGACCTCCTTATATCTAAGAACGAAGCATACGGAGACTCAGCCTTAAACCCGGCGAATATATTTTCTCAGGGCAACGCTGTCGATTCTCTATGTGCTAGAATAGATGATAAACTCATGCGTATCAAAAGCCGTGGTATAACGGACGAAACGGAAGATACGATACAAGACCTAATCGGCTACCTTATACTGCTTAAAGTTGCCTTATCAGATAACGAATGAAACGTAACACTTTTGTAAAAGCCTCTATCAATGGTGACTATGGTGAAAGCCTAGTTGCAAGATACCTCAAGGATTATGGCTACGAAGTAGAACAAGCTCCTAAAGAGTTGTTTTACGATTGGGACATTAAAGGTACTAAGGATAATAGAGAGGTTACTATAGAGGTGAAGTACGATTCTAAAGCGTACATGTGGGCGGCTCGTAGAGGCACGCCTGAACAGCCAAACCTGTACATAGAGTTTAAGAGTACAACCCGAGATGCTGACTCAGGAATCCTTAAGTCCAAAGCAGACTTTTATTTTTATATTCTGAAGACAGGGGATAAAGATATAGCTTTTGTGTTTAACCGTAAGGAGTTGTTGTCGCACCTCCAGATGGCTAACTACAAAGTTGTGGGCAATGGAGCTACCGGAGATGATAATGCCGTTGGTTGGATACCACCACTACATGAGATACTTGTAGCTAGGTATGGATACAAAGCCACTATAGACTTGACCAGCTATGCTTGAAATAGAACTAAACCTGCCCAAGCCACCCAGCCTTAATCAATACTATGCTGGTAAGCATTGGGCTATACGTAAAAAACAAAAAGATGAATATTCTAAATTCTGTAAAGAAGAGCTTGAGAGGTATGACCAATTTACTTGTTCGTCTTATGAAATCCATATTAAGTATAACTCTCGTCACGATGTTGATAATGTTATTCTCGTTTCAAAATTTCTATCGGATACTCTTGTTAGTATGGGCGTGGTTAAAGATGACGGTAACAAATATTATAAAAGGCTTGACATCCGGATTGACAAAGATTTACCGAAAGATACTTTCAAAGTAAAGCTAAAGTGTTATGACTGAAAAGAACTACCAGACTTGTAAATTAACTAGAAACAGAATCGACCTGTACCTCTATGAGATGGCAAGGCTGTTTACAAATATAGGCACTGATTCTACAGCAGGAGAAATTCAGGAAGCTTATAGAAAAGAAAAAGAATATATAGAACTTATTGCGGAGCTAGACCCTGAAAAAGCAGATAGGCTGCGTTCTTCTTACTGATGAAATGATTAACCAATACTACGAGGATTTAACAGAAGATGAAGCAGATTTCATTCTCGATTTATACGAGGTCATCAATAGATTGGTGTACAACGGCTACCCTGTCACGCTCATACGATTGGAGTTTGAGCTTGGCATAAGTACAGATGAGCTGTCTGACCACCTTCCCCTAATCCTTACTATACTTAACAAAGTAGAAAAAGAATATGCCGAGATACGACAAGACTTTGATTGAGAGGGAGGCTATCCTATCCGCTCAGCAAGGTAAAATAACAAACGAACTCGGTAAGTTTATTCTGCAAAGAAGCATAGAGATAGCAAGCTCTGCATTTGTAACGGACGGCAACAAAGAATTGCAGCAAGCTCTGATAGATGCTGCTGTAATGAGAACGTGTGAGAAGTTTTTGTACTACTATCTGCAAGGAAAGTCTGCAGCTAATCTGATTATCTCTATTATATACAGCACAATGACCAATAAGATAGTATCGTTAAACCATAGTGATGTGTACGGTCAAAAGATAAAAGGATACCTCACCTTTATAGAGGACGGTGAAACCGTTACCAAACTAAAACGGTATATTAAGGATGATTATTTAAGCGAGAAATTATAATGATTGATATTTATAACGACTGGGTTGTAGTTAGTGGGGTAGGATTTTTATTCAGCTACCTGTTTATATTTGAACCTTACGGCTGGGTAATGGAAAGATTCCTGTCGTTCAAGCCATTTAACTGCGTTCTGTGCCTTTCTTTTTGGTGTGGGCTTATCATCTATTCACTTTTAGAAATGAACCCGTTATACGCTATCTATTCAAGTTTGATTGCAGAATTAACCTATAGAAAGCTAGTCAGTGAGTAAAGAGAAAAATGTAAATTCTAATAGTGATTGGCTCTTCCTTTATTGGGATGAGCCTATTTTTTCTAACTCTAATACTAACGACAATGCCGATACCTGTTCCCAATCTGAAGGAGACACGCCCTGAATTTATAGAAAGATGTATGAGTAACGAGTCAATGATTGACGAGTTTCCCGACAATACCCAGCGACTAGGCGTATGTTATACCTCTTGGACTTCGGAAATTAAAAAAGTAAAGTAGTTTATGGATGGACTAAACACAGACTTTCACTTCTTCTTTGAATACAGGGAGTTCGATTCTCCTGACATCAAAGACTCTTATGTTCATATGAACGTGGGTTTTCTTAATAAGCTTACAGAGGCTCGTAAGAAAGCCGCTATTGCTTTTAAGATTACTAGTGCGTACAGAAGCCCTGAACATAATGCAAAGGTAGGTGGTGTAAACAACAGCAGTCACGTACACGGATGCGCTGTAGACATCTACGCTCCTACCTCAAGACAAAAATATATTATTATTAACTCTCTTCTTGAAGCAGGTTTTAATCGTATTGGCGTGGCAAAGAACTTTATCCACGTTGATAACGATGCCTCTAAAACAGAAGACGTAATTTGGACCTACTAATGAAAAATGATTTTGAACTAAGCGATGACTTCGCTGACTTTGTAGATGAACTTACTAATGACGAAAAAAATGACAACGCCTGTAGCATTGACAACCCTGAGTGCGAGGCGTGTGGTTCTTAACTATGAGCGGATTATTAGGCAAATTAGGACTCAAGGCAGTAAAGGAAACTGCAACTGCGGTTGCGGATGTGGTAGATAGATTCGTCTCGAATCCTTCTGAGAAAGAAGCTGTACGTGCAGCTGTTGAAAAGGAAATATCTAAGAGGTGGAACAGCGATATGCACTCCGACTCTTGGTTATCTAAAAACATTAGACCGTTAACTCTAGCAACTGTAATCATATTCCTAGTACTTATGACCTTCTTTGAGGGGTTTGGTATTAGTAGTGTTGATGAAAGATGGATAGGGTTATGGGAAATGGTAAGCGTAACAGTGATAGGCGGGTACTTCGCAGTAAGAAGCGTAGACAAACGAACGAAGATAAAGTAAAGTGGTGCGAATATGCACCAATAGAATGTACCTGTTTAGGTACTTGTAAGAATAAGGGAGGACACTAGTCCTCCTTTCTTTTTTTATACAAGTCGTAAGACCTTTGCACTGTATAGACAATAGACACTACAAGTAGCGTCAGCTTCAAGGTATCTTCCACAGCAGAAAAAGATACAGCAAGCGTAATAGAATTGATGGCGAATATTTTAAGGTCGGTATGTTGCATTACAAGTCGTATGTTACTCCCCCGTCTTCACAGGTCGTGTCCGTAATACCATCTTTAGGGTAAAAGACAGAACCTTGGTAGGTATCTTCTTCGTTAAATAAGTCATTGTCGCAACCATCGGCAGTAGCCACAGCTTTGAGTATCGGATTATCAAGTATGTAGTTTGTGATGCGTTTGTTGATGTAAGAAAGCTTACTATCAATAGTAGAAGATAAAGTGTCAAGGATGTATTGGTCTTGTTTAGCTTCCTCGTTTTTAGTACGTGCAGCCTCAGTTCTCAAAATACTAATAGCTGCTTTAGCAGAATACATAGCCAGCGTATACTTCACCAACTTAAACAATCCTTCCTCAGAAGTAGATAGCTTTTGGTCCTTTACGTGTTCTTCAATTCTTTCGTACAAGCAAGTGCCTAGCAAGTCTTGAATAGAAGTAAACTGCTCAAGTTGGATAATAGACAACAAAGCACTTCTGTCCATACGCTTAGGTAGTGGGAAGTTCTTGTACAAGTAGTTGTCGTCTATGAAAATTACATCAACCATAATTATACGTCTTCAGTGTTTGCGCCCTTAATGCTCTCTAGGTTGATAGCTTCCTCAACAATAGAAAGGTTCATAGCATCGTAGCCTACAGTAGCAAAGATTCTGTTTACAGAGTCTAAAAGAATCTCCCTGTTCGGAAGCGTTTCAGTAGCTCTAAAAATTTGGTACGCTGTAACCAATTCGTTACCCGTTCCTCCGAGCTTACCCGAAACCATAACACCAAACAAAGTAGGAGAAGTGACATTATGAGCGGTAAGTATTTTAGCATCGTTAAGTTTTGATAGCACATCGATAGTCTTGTCTAAGTTAGCGACATCTAATGGCTTAAACTGTGGTGCATCTTCTTCCTTCTTTACCCAAGAGACAATGAAGTTGTCAGCCTCAGGTCCTGTAAAAGACTCTTTGAACTTATTGTATTCATCACGCTTCTGTTCTGCGCTCATGTTTCTACCAATGAAGGTAGCTAATACTTTAGGACTAAAGCCGTTCTCTGCGCTGTTCTTAATATGCTTACCAAAGCTAAAGTCGGAAGCAATGTAATGGAAGGCAGAAATGTAATTAGGAACTCCGTAGTAAGGGTTTCCTGAATACGGATTAGTTACATACAACAAAGCTTCAGTGCCTGACTTATCAAACTTGTTAAAAGCTTTAATCTTTCTAGGCTCATTGTGTTGTACAGAATTAGCCCCATAGCCGAAGGTTCTACGTACAATGTAGTGTGTTACCTCACCTTTGTCGTTTGGCTCTGCTACACGTATTCCTTTAGGGTCTATAGACTTTAATTCAAGTATCTTAGTACGTCCTTTGTTCCAGCGTACATACAAAGCTAGTGCGCCCTTATGCTCGTATTGGAAAGCAGCGTGGGTTAGCACCTCATACAATCCTTTGTTGTTACCACCACAGTGATTAACAAAAGCTTTAAGCTCCGCTTTAGCTTTATTTGTTTTAGCAAATTCATCAGTGTAGGAGATGTCGTTACCTACAACCATCTTTGCTTTCTTAGTTAAGATACCACTATGTACAGGAGATTGACGTAACATCTTTTCCAATATAACGGGGAAGTCATCGTTTACGCCAAACTTAATATAATCTCCTAGTGTAGTGTGTCCTAGCTTGTACCTTCCGTTAAGGTCTTCAATAGAGTTTTCCAACTCATTGGTAGCGACACTATGCTCAGTAGCTTGAACATAAGTGTTGGAGGCAAAGTATTCTGTTATGTTGCTTAATAAACCCATATGTTATAATTTACAATTTATAGGTCGGTAAACCTAACAGTGTCGGCATAAATGCCGCTACCCGATTGAGTGATAGTATAGTCTTCAACCTCCGTAACGAAGGTATAGCTTTTACCGTTGTTCGTTAAAGTAAGTAGGTATTCACCTCCGTTCAAATCATTAGACACTAAATCAATATTAATTCTAATAAAATCTTTACAAGAATCAAGGTTGTTTAGGTCGGTAAGATTTGTAATAGTAAGGCTATCAGAACCTACTACCTTTTCTAACGTAACGTCAAAAGAGTTTGTAGTGAAGTCTCCAAGCTTTACAAAGGATAGGGTGTTTACTACACCTACTTTAAGTCTTTTCATTATTCAGGTAAATTTCCGCTGGGGGTTATAGTGCCGTCAGAAAGGTCTATGTAACTATCAGTGCCATGCTCTCTTTCTAAATCCTGTAGTATCGGAGATAGTCTTTCAGATAGTTTGTAGAACTCTTCCCAAAGGTTTTCAATTTCTTTCTTAATAATTCGTTCGCTGTTACTCAAGTCAAATAATTTTTTTCTAATTACATCTTGAGCATTTGTTGTTTGAGCAATACTTTCTAGTACAGACTCGTCTAGTTTTACTTTTTCAGACATTTTATAAAATATTTAATACTATCAAATATACAGCTTAACGTATTATTTCTTTGTTTTATAAACCATAATATTCTTCCTCGGTTATCCAATTCCTCCACTCTTCAGTGCTAGGATTAAAACGATATTCGTTTACCTCGTGGTTATTTCCAAACACCATTTCAAACTCTGTAATATCTAAAGAGTTGTCATTATGCAAAATACATACGCTTTGGTCCAAAGACCACGCTACATTGTGTGAGCATAAATCTCTCCATTGTTCAAATTGTTTGTTTGTTAATAGGTAGTACATTATGGGGTAGCTATAAAGGTTGCACCATTGTTAGTCAATGAAGTTTTGCTTTCTTCATCGTTTACATTATTTTCCATTCTCCAAGCAGTAAAGTAGTTAGTGGTAAATGTATTTTCATCACATCTGCCATAACCATAAATAGTGCTTACGTTACTCGAAGACAACTGAGCATCATAAAGATATATCTCGTCCATTACGCCTCCAAAGCAACCACCTGAAGGTGAGTTATTTCCTGTAAACTCTCCTATGGCTAGGTAATTAGGTGTAATGTTTGTAACTGATGAACTGCTATCGTTTATAGTAGAAGTTAATTCTGCAGCGTTCCAATATACTTTAATTCCATCTGAAGCACTTGTTTGTGTTTTATCACCACATACCATAATATGAGTGAATCCGTCAGCATCAGTGTTTCCTCTTTGACTGCTAGTCCAACCTGTTGTAGAGCTATATATACCTGTTTGAGTAGAGTTGCTATGTAATGGATATATTCTTTGGTATTGAGCTGTACCATACTGCCATCTTACAACAAGACGATTAACAGATGCTGAGTAATGGATATAAAAATAACCTGTTGTCTGTGAGTGGTTAGTGCCGCTAAAAGAATAGAAATGAAGGTTTCTCTTAGATGTATTGTCTATACGAACCCACATTGACAGACTAAATGTTTCATTAGGAAATGTAGAAGGTGTGCCTACCGTTCCCTCTACATAATCGTTTACACCATCGAAATCAAGAGCATAGTCATTGTTACAAACCACAGGCGTACCTGAGTAACCATAAAACTCACTAACAGCATCAGGGCTAGTGTACCCTGCTGTGTTGCTCATTGAACGTAATGAGACATTAGATAATGTTACCGATTGTTCAGTAGCAATATCCCCCAAAGAAAGTTGTCCACTAGTCGGTAACGCCATCTAACTTGCTTTCTAGTTTACTTACTCTATCGCACAATTCTTTGTTCGCTTCGATAAGAACTGCTACGAGCTTTTCATAGTCTACAGTTTTGTAAACCTCATCGTCTACTAAGGCTAGTTTCTTCTCACGAACTATCTCAGGTATAACCTTTTCTACTTCTTGAGCGATAACACCAATCTCACGCTGTCCTTTTCGGCTACCGCTATTCCAAGTATACTCAACACCTCTTAATGAACACACCTTCTCACAAGCACTCTCAATGGTTTTAACATCGTCTTTAAGCCTTTCATCAGATACTGTTGTAGAGTATGCGATAACATCACCATCAACGTGTAGGTCTCCATCATTCTCTAGGCGCATCCTTTCAACATTGTCAATCGAGAACTCAATGGTAGAGTTACCACTTACATTAGCGTAATCCGACATTATTTTAAGGTTGTCGGAACTCCCATCAATTTTGTTTTGACCTAAAATTGTTGTACCCCCTGATACGTGTAAATTAGCTGCAGGAAGACTAGTACCTATACCTACATTACCTCCACTACTGACATATAATCTGTAAGCAGAGTTAGTTTCGTCAAATACAAAGAAGCTTCCATTTACGTTTCCAATAGAGTAGTCAGGGTTATGGCTTGAGTCGCTTAGATAAATTCTAGGAAGGTCAGAATCTATTTTTAAATCTCCTACGATATGCAGCTTTTCATCAGGACTACTAGTACCTATACCTACGTTACCGCCATTAAAATAGCTGTCACCATATGAACGCAACAATATGTTTGTTGCTCCTGCGGCAAGAGCTTTAAGTACACCACCGCTTGAATTGGATTCTAGCTGAGAATAATTACTGCTATTGTAAGTTGACCTTGCGCTACCAACGATATCTAGCTTCTGAGCAGGACTAGTAGTACCTATACCTACGTTGCCATCGTGATTAATTCGTACACGCTCGACTTGTTTTGTTTGTAGTGATATATATCCGTTAACACCTGATGAGCCTGCATCTAACAGTATACGAGATATTAAGGAAGTATTATCACCAATTTGTATAGTAGCAGAACCATCTGATTTAATAAGGTTTCTTGCATATCCTGAACCAAACTCGCCTCCTAGACCTGAACCACCGCTAGACATATAGATTTGATGTCCTGCATTATCCACGCCAAAAGTATCTCCACCGTCTACTTGAATAGAGTTGGTTACGTGTAACATAGCATCAGGACTAGTAGTACCTATACCTACGTTGCCATTTGCTTGAATTTTTAATCTATAAGCAGCGTTTGTATCATCGTAAATTCCAAATCTTCCATTATCATTAATAATAGAGTAATCTGAATTTGAATCAGTATCCGTCAAGAATATTCTAGGATAAGCAGACTGAACCTTAATATTACCTGCTACCTCTAATTTTTGAGTAGGATTAGTAGTACCAACACCTAAAAAACCTGAAGTGTTAATACGAATATACTCGGTATTAGACACACCTAATGCTAATGGTCTTGCTCCATTTAAGAAATTGGTAGTACCATTGTCCTCAAAGTAACCTGTACCTACAGTTATAGTACCTCTATTACCAACAATATCTAAGTGAGGACCATGTGTAACCGATGCTGCCGCACCTCCAATACCTAGGTTTCCATTATCAATCTCTAAATCACCTAAGACCTTAGCCATATATATTTATTTTAATTACGAACGTAAACCTGTAACTACCAAATCGTAATCACTACTTGGTAGTCCTGAGATGCTAATATCTCCTGTAGTTGGATTCATAGTAACATCAGCAAATACTAATCTACCGCTATCTGAGTTGTCAAACAACTGAATGTTTGCAGGATAATCAACACCGTGTGTAGTACCTGCGACACTAATAGAAGTAGCTGCTGTGTGTGATGAGGTGTATACCTTGTTCGTATTTACAAAGTCTAGTGTACCGTCTGCATCTTGGTAAGTAACAGCAATACCTGACTCAGTATTTCCTGTAACCATACCACCAACATAATCTTCTACTTGCTCTGCAGACAACTGAGTATCTGTAGAAGCAATAGTGAAGTTAGGGTAAGTACCTGTGATAGTTACATTTGAACCTGCTGTAAGTGCAACAGTTTGGTCAGGGCTATCGTTTACAATAGTCAATGTATCTCCTGATACACTTGTGCTGATTCCTGTGCCACCTGAAACTGTAAGCGTATCATTGTTGGTATCCGCTACAGCAGTACCACTATCTGATGCTACATTCTTAAAGATATTTTGGTCTGAACCTTTGTCAGTGTTGGTTAAGGTAACATCTCCTGAAGTACCCCCACCTGATAGACCTGTTCCTGCTGTAACACTTGTAATATCACCTACGTTGTTAGTGTACTCAGAAGAGATAGGAATGTTATAGTAGTTAGTTCCATCGTTAGTGAACTCCCAACGGTCAGTGCCTTCGTTCCAACGAACCAATACATTTGCAGATGTACCACGCTCTATCTCAATACCTGCGTTCTCAGTAGGCGTTCCTGTAACGTCATTGTTCAACACAATGATATTATCGCTAACAACAAGGTTCGTAGTATCTACAGTAGTCGTTGTACCGCTAATTGTTAAGTCACCACTAATAACAACATTGTTAGAGAATGTCTTATTACCTGCGATTGTCTGCGCTCCTGTGGTACGTACTACAGTGCTGTCTACATCAATCGTAATAGTCTCGTTGGTAGATTGGTCAGTAGTGAAATCACCACCTGTTTGAAGACCGTCTCCTGCAGTAATGGTAATTGTAGCATCGTTAGCTGCTGCAGGTATAGTTGGTTTGTTAGTCAGGTCATCGTATGAGCCTGAGAAAGAACTAGTACCTGCGCCAATCAATGTACGAATCTCTGCACCTGTAACCCCTGTTGCAAGTGTTGGCGTACCACCACCTCTATTGATTGCAGGTTCTTCGGTATTTGTTGCTCCGTCTGCTACGTTAAGGATAGTACGAGCTGTAGCCGCAGTGAGTATCTCTACATTTCCTGTTCCTGTAGTATCTCTACCTAAGAAAGAATCTGTAGCTATCTGCTGCATCTTAGCAAGAGTGACACCATTATCAGCCAACTGTGTTGTTCCTACCCCACCTGCTGAAATAGCTATGTCATCTGCGTTTACAGTGATACCTGTACCTGCACCAATATTTAATGTGATAGCTCCTGATTGTCCACCACCTGTAAGACCATCTCCTGCAGTAACACCTGTGATGTCTCCTGTTGCAGAGCTTAGGTTAATCCAAGCAGAGCCGTTGTAGAAACGAATCTCATTATCGTTGGTATTGTAATAGATTTGTCCTGCACTAGCCGTTGAAGGGTTAGTTGAGGAATTATTTAACCTCGCATCTATAAGCTCGTTGCTGTTCAAGTCTAACGAGCCGTTGAGGTCTATGTTATTTAAAAACTTAATTGCCATTGTAAAAATTAATTAAAATATGCCTTGCCCGACACAGGCTGGCTAAACTCGATTATAACTCTATTATCGCTCATGTAATGTACACGGGCTATAACTTCATATCCATTGTTGTCAACAATATTAACAGATGCTCTCTTTCCTAAATTATGAGTAATATCCCATTGGTCAGAAGATGTGCTTTGAGTATGTGTATAATGCTTATCACCCTCTGCACCCACAGCAACCTTACTAACGGTAACAACATTTGGGGTAGTATTGATTAAGTCAACCGAGCCAATTTCTTGTTTGATAATTGAAACTTCGTTTGCTTCTGATAAGTTTATACTTACACTCATTATTCAGTAATATCTCCTTGTACAACAAATAAACCACCTAACCAAGTAGCTACATCACCTGTTGATGTTACTGTCGCTTGTAGGTCGTATTGATAAACTCCTGCTTTAACATTCATGCTACTAGCATTCTTTTTCATAAGAAGATTCCCAGCAGCATCTTTAGTAAAATCACTATCGTTAAATGTAAGAACAGCAGTTTTATTCTTTGATTTTCTAACCTCACACTTAAATGTGTATATAGTAAGGTCGATTGGGTTATCGTTTGAATCCGTCCAATCCATATCTAACTTGAATGTATCGTTCTGCATACAAGTTATATCGAGTTCTTCTCTGACTACTAAATTTATGCTAGCCATACTATTCCTCTAATTTAGGTTCTTTTGCCTTAACAGCTTTTTTTGGTTTCTTAAACCAACCTTCATCTAGCACTCCAACCAATTTAGGGAACGGAGCATTTACAGAAGGGTGTTTCTCTACGGCAAAATCTTCACCGTTAGGATGCTTAATAACCTTTATATTTTCTCTATCGTCTTCTCTGTTCTCACGAGAAATAACATAGTTGTTGTAAGCCTCACAACTTTCTTTTGTTCCTATGTAATACATAATATATTTTTTAATTAATCAAAAATTGTTTGGTCTGTAAACACGGTCTTATCGTCTAATGCTAATGAAGCCTTACTACTTTCGGTAGTTAGCGTAACATTTACGTATGACTTGTCAGAAGGTCCTGTGCTACTGTTAGCTTCATAGTTCATTGTTAAACCATCTTTCCATCCTGAGATAGTAACAGAATCATTGTTGTGAACTAGGATAGCTACAATGTCTTCTCTTCTGCTCATATAATCAAGCTTGTTAATCTTATTGTCAACAGAAGGTAGCTGAACGGTAATATTGGTAGTTACTACACCAAGGGCGTTAGATATACTTTTGTTTTCGTCAAAAGAAGTTACACCGTCTTTTATATTGTGAGAAAAAACAACAGTGTTATTTGTACCTACTTGCGTTACTACAGTCTCATCGTTGGGGTCAAACGTAACAGTTAAGTCATCCTGTAATAAAAGAATAACTTTTTCAATACCACCTGAAACACGTTTGTTACAGTTAATATCAATGTCACTTAATAGTATAGAGCAATTAAAAGCCATATTTATATTTTATAATTATTTTAACTCCCAATCAATACTAATACTTGCCTTAAACTCAAAGCCACTAGGAAACCCTGATGCTGGATTAGAACCATCGCTGTACGATAAATCAAACCCTATATATCTTGCAGGATTACCGTTAGTGTCAAAGATGTCTACCCAATTTGAGTATTCACCAACAACATTCGGGAATGTTAATTCGTGTTTTTGGTATCTAGTACTTGGATTGTTGGAATCGTAAGCAAGGTCACTAGGAGTAGCAACGTAATGAGTATACCCACCATTAGTAGCTAAAGAAGGGTCTTGACTAGTAGTGCCGTTTAAGTAGTTCCAATAAAAAGCATTGTAAGTTGAAGAAAACATTTTGTCCAAATCTGCGCTAGAATACGTTACAACTTGAGTTGTGTCTGTGTAATCCCAAACAGCAGAGTTCATAGATACTTTTAAAGTATTGAACTGTGCTAATGTTAATCCCATTTCATCAAAAGGCAATGTTCCTGCAGTTGGTTGAGTAGAAAAGTCACCTGTAGGAATGTTAGTTTTAACAACCATACTCTTCATTCTTACTTGACTAAAACCTGCAAACTCATTTATATCCATTAAAGGCATATTCCCATTATTGCCTAAAATAAATTCTCTGTGTATAACATTACCCCCTGAACTAATAACGTCAACGGATGCAACAACACCACCTCCTGTA